TAACTCTACAACTCGAGTTATGAAAGGATTCACATCTAATCCTGCAGGAACTTGGTCTACAACTGGCTCTTTAAATCAATCAAGAGAAGGAATAGCTGCTGCAGGTCAAGCTCCAAAAGATACGGGTTTAGTTTTTGCTGGTTTTAATAACCCCACAGCATATGCAAATACCGAATTATTTAATGGTTCATCTTGGACAGAACTTAATGATATGAATACTGGAAGAACGACTCCTTATGGTTTTGGAATAAGCACAGCTGCATTAGCTGCTGGTGGTTATATTGGTGGTGCAACAGCAGCATCGCAAACATTTGTTGAGACATGGAATGGATCCTCTTGGACTGAAACAACAGATCTACCTTCAGGAGCATATACAGGCGGTTCAGCTGGAATTACTACTTCAGGATTGGTTTTTGGTGGTATCACCACACCTCCTTTTTCAGTGTTATCACAAAACACTAAATCTTGGAATGGATCGGCATGGACAGAACTTAATGATTTAAATACTGCTAGATATTCTTTAGGAGGAACTGGAGCTACTGGCACTGCAGCTTTAGCCTCTACAGGAAATAATGGATCATCAACTCAAACTGCAACAGAATCATGGAACGGAAGTTCTTGGACTGAAGTTAATGATGTTAATACAGCTAGACAAGGTGTAAGTAATGCAGGTATTTATACAGATGCTTTAATAGCTGCTGGCGGACCTTCATCACCTGCTCTTTTTGATAATACAGAATTATGGAATGGTTCTTCTTGGACTGAAACAAGTGATATGAATAATGCTGTTGACCAATCGGATGGAGGAGGTTCTACATCAGCAGCTATATCTGCAGGAGGTGGTCTTCCCAGTGTTACAGATCAAGCAGAGGCATGGGTTGCTCCTACAACTAGCACGGTAACATTTACAGCTTCTTAATACTTGTAATAATTTTTAAATAAGTATATAAGAAAGCATAGAAGGATATAAAGATATGAAAAAAGATGTAAGAGAAGTAATACAAGGTGAGGAACCTCACTTAAATAATCTGTTATCACAAGAAGACCTGTCTTCGTTTAAAGGTATGGTAGACGAGCTTCGTGACACATGGACCAAGAAACAGATGTTTCGAACAGAAACAGAGGCAAGGTTTTCTGTATTACAAGATAATAGATACCCAACAAAAGCTTCAAAGTATTGGCAGTGTGTAAGAGAACAATCTAGTTATCTAGATAATCTTATGCACTTATCATTTGATTATAGAAGAAACGAAGCAAAAATAAAATGGTTAGAAAAGAAAATAGAAAAAGAAGAAGATGAATACAAAGCTACTAAATATAAAATAGATTTAGATGTATTTTTGGTAAAGCATCTATGGAAAAAGTTGCAAGACATAGAATGCGTGAGATCAAGATGTGGTCTAAATTAAAGAAAGAATTTAACGATGGATCATTTAATGATAAAGATGTTAACGTTCACCAGTTAGAATCTTATGGTATGCAGTATCACGAGAAAGCTAAATCATTAAACGCAAACTCATCAGAGGCAGAAATATTTAATGTAATGGGTCAATTACAATCATTACAGAGAATAAAAAAATCTGGTGAATTAGAAAGTAGTTATAAAGAGACAGAGAAGATAACACACAATGACAAAACCAAAATTTGATTTTGTATTTTTAGGTCAGTCAATTTTAAAATATCAAGTTCCACTTGATGTTTTTTATATAATTAATGATATCTATGAAAAAAATAAACATAGACTAGATAAGGCTAATAGACAATTGGTTGGCAAGATTGAGGACGAACACTCTTTATTTTATCATGGTGCTGATCAAACAAAAATGAAAAACCATAATAAATTACCTAGAACAGTTACAGGTTATTTTATGGAAATGTTTAAACATTATTTAGCTTTTAATAAAATTAGAGATTATGATTTACATCTTAACTCTATCTGGGTTAACGAGATGAAACAACATGAATACAATCCTGCCCATGTTCATAGAGGCATGTTGTTCACTGGTTTATCGAGTGTGATGATTTTAAAATTACCATCCACGTATGGTAAAGAATATTCTGCAAGTGACATACAACAAAATGGTAGACTACAAATACTAGGAGCTGCTAATGGTCAATTTGCTAAAATAGATTATCAACCACCAATGGATCTTAGAGATTTTTATATATTTCCATATGATATGAGACACACAGTTTATCCTTTTAATGGGACAGATGAGATTAGGAGAACTCTTGCTGCAAACTGTGATGTACAATTTGATCCAATAAAAAATAGAGGAGCAGCATGATAACAGAACCACGTTGGAAATCTTACCTAGTTCAAACTAATACACCCATGTTTACACCCTCACAGTGTAAAATGGTTATAGAGGCTGGAAGAAAAGAACCTAGAAAGAATGCAGAAGTTGGAAGCTCTCAGGGCATTAAAGGTGGAGTCTATGATACTAAAACAAGAACATCACACATTAGTTGGATACCATTTAAAAAAATGCCAGAAATGTATCAACAAATAGAAAAAATAATGAAACAAACAAATGGTAATCACTTTGGTTTTGATGGTATGCAGATTACAGAAATGGCTCAGTACACAGAATATCCAGAAGGTGGATTTTACGATTGGCATGTAGATAATGATATTAATTGTGCAAACGAACCACCAGTCAGAAAGATATCTATGACGTGTTTACTGTCACCTGAACATGAATTTGAGGGAGGTGATTTGGAATTAGTAAAGGAAGGTCAAAATGTAAAATTAAAACAAGGTCAAGCTGTATTTTTTGCATCGTTTATTAGACATAGAGTTGCGCCAGTAACAAAAGGTATAAGAAGATCTTTAGTTATGTGGTTTGGAGGACCACCACTTAAATGATGATTAAAGCTGCATACTTTCCAACTATTATTTATGCTAAAGATGTTAATCTAGATAATAGACTTTTTGAAAGAGAGGTTATCGAATGGGCTAATAAAGATAAAGGTATTAAAAGAACTAATATGAAAGGTTGGCATAGTGAAACTAATATGCATGAAATACCTGTATTTAAAACATTAGTTGATGAATTATATAAAATGCAGCACGAAATATTTCAAGAGGAATGGTTAGATGGTGAAGCAATTATGGGAAATATGTGGGCTAACATAAATCCACCAGGAGGATATAACAGACCACATGTACATCCTAATAGTCATTTTAGTGGAGTATATTATATTAAGGCTCCTAAAAATTCTGGACAGATAACATTTAACGAACCAAAAGCAACGGCGCACATGGTTATGCCAAGAAGAAAAGAGGGTGAACCACCTTCACATTTGTGGCGAGAAGTTAGAGTTGATCCATTAGAAGGTAGAATAATAATGTTTCCTGCATGGCTTTGGCATTCTGTTGAACCTAATGAATCTAATGATATAAGAATTTCAGTGTCATTTAATTTTATACAAAAAGGATTTAATGTTTAAAAATTTAATTCACTGTTTTTCAATAAAAGAAGATATTAAAAATTTTAAAGATGATTTAATTAAAGAATGTATAGATCAAAGAAAAAAAGAAAAAGGGGGATGTAATTTTAAAATACAAACAAAATACTCTGATAATCTTTATAAAATATTTATTGACTGCGCTAAAACAATATTAAAACCCTTTACTATAAAAAATAAAAATTTAATGATATGGTGTTATATGACAGATAATGTATATAGTGATACTGGTTGGCATAATCATGTAAAGTCTGCTACTATAAATTCTGTAATATATTTACAAATTCAAGATAAAGGCATAAGTTTTAGACACAATAATAAACAAATATATTTAAAACCTGATAATGATGACATGTTAATTTTTCCAGCTTTTTTAGAACATAAACCAGAACCATCAAATAAAGATAAAAGAATAAGTATTAATTTAGAATTAGTTTGTAATGAAAATGAAAGGGAAATATTTAATGTTTAAATATCAAGTTATAAAAAATGCAGTACCTTTTGAATTAGCTAATTTTATATTTAATTATTTTTTACTTAAAAGAGACGCTGTAGAGTTTATGTACAAAAATAATATGATATATGACACTGGCATGTTTGGCACTTGGTCTGATCAACAGGTTCCTAACACGTACTCACATTATTCAGACATGGTTATGGAAACATTGTTAATGAAAGTGCTACCTAAAATGCAGAAAGAAACAGGGTTACAATTAATACCTACTTATTCTTATGCTAGATTGTACAAAAAGGGTGATATATTAAAAAGACATAAAGATAGGCCCTCTTGTGAGATATCTACTACAATAAATCTTGGTGGAGCTCCATGGCCTATATTTATCGACGGTACGGGGTCTAACAACGTCATAGACGAGTATAAAAACATACATAAGCCTGATGCACCCAAAGGCACAAAAGTCTTGCTTGAAGTAGGTGATATGCTAGTATATAGTGGCTGTGAACTCGAACATTGGCGAGAGCCGTTTGAGGGCGACATTTGCGGTCAAGTATTTCTACATTATAATCATGTAAATGGCCCATTTGCTAATAAAAATATGTTTGATGGCAGACCAAAGCTAGGTCTACCTTCATTTGTAAAATAGTATTATAATGGAGTCATATGCTACAAAAAATAGGTTTTGCACCTGGAATCAATAAACAAATTACAGCCACTGGAGCAGAGTCACAATGGATAGACTGTGATAATGTCAGGTTTAGATATGGCACACCCGAAAAGATAGGTGGTTGGAAACAATTAGGTGAAAGCAATCTAACTGGTGCAGGCCGTGGCCTTCATCATTTTGTAAATAGTCTTGGTAGAAAATATGCAATTATTGGTACAAATAGAATTTTATATGCATACTCTGGTGGTGTATTCTATGACATACATCCTATTAAATCTACAACAACGCTTACTAGTGCGTTTACCACGACTAACGGATCATCATCTGTTACAATAACTTTTGGTAGTGCGCATAATATATCCGCAGGAGATATAATATTATTAGATAATTTTTCTACAATAACTGGATCTAACTTTGGATCTTCTGATTTTGATAATAAAAAATTTATGGTAACAACTGTGCCTACAAGCACAACACTTACTGTTACAATGCCATCAAATGAGTCTGGATCTGGTGCAACAACATCAGGTGGTATTAGAGTACAACACTATTATCCTGTAGGACCCGCAGTACAAGCAAAAGGTTTTGGTTGGTCTTTAGGGACTTGGGGTGGTGAAGAAGTAGGAGCTTTTACCACAACACTATCAGGAGCGATTAATTCATCTGCAACTACTGGTATTACGTTAGCAGATCCTTCACAGTTTCCAAGTTCAGGTACAAACTTTGTATTAATCGGCACAGAAGAAATATCTTATACAGGTATTAATTCATCTAATGAATTAACTGGTGTTACAAGAGGTGTAAGAAATACGACAGCTGCATCTCATGGTGC